ATGATGCCGTCAAAGGTGGCTTTTACCATGTCTAGCGCGTCATTCATGCCGCCGATGGCTTCCACCTGGTCATCACCTACGATGGCCCCTAGCCGCCGCATTCGCTCTTCAACTTCGGCAAGGTTCTGATTCATCAGAGGCAAGAGCTCAACGCCCGCCTTGCCGAAGATTGAAACGGCGGCAGCTGCACGCTCTGCTGGTGTTGGCAGGGCAGCAATGGCGGCTTGAATGGCCTTGAACTGTTCTTCCGGGGCCATCGCCTGCAGCTGCTGGAAGTCCAAACCAAGCTTCGTGAACGCTTCGGTTTTTCCGCTTTCTGCTGCTTGGCCTATTTCAACGCCAAGCTTTTGCACGGCCCCGGTTACGTCATCAATGCCCGACAACTTGGCGGCCATTTGCAACGCCTGTAGCGACTCAACGCCGATGCCAGTGCGTTGCGCCAAGTCGTTCATGGCATCCACGCCCTGAGCAACGCTGGCTGCATAACTGCCAGCCGCTCGAGCAGCCGACATAAACGCATCGGCGGCCATGCCGATGCCCTTGGCAACCACGGCCCCAATGGCAATGTTCTTGATGAGCGACAGGTCGCTAGACGTTTCGCGGGCCTGGTCGCCCAGCCGGTCCATCGCCTTGGCGGCTTGGTTGGCACCCGACACAACGCCGCCTGCGGACATGCTTGCCCGCATCGCCAGTGCCAGGGTTGTTGCCATACGTCACCGCTTCAGCTTTGAGAGTTCCGCTGCGATCTGTGCGCCAGTCATTGGCGGCCGTTCAATCGGCATGAAGTCTTCTTCGTTTGGCGGCCTGCCTTTTGTGTATGGGGCCAGAGTCGCCGCCACGATTCGCCCTGTCTGCCGCCAGCCTCCGAGATCCAACGGTGCCACGTACCTGTGCATTGCCAACCAACCTTTGAACTCAGCCACGCTCATTGTGCGGCCAAGCTCCTCAACAGTTCTTCCCAGCGTCCCGGCCAGCAGATACACAAAGGCATCCAGCGGCCGGGCTAGGAGTTTTTTCCGATGTCCTCAATCTCCTTCTCGTCTAAGTCGTTGTGCCGCTGAGCAATCTTGAAGAGCCGCGCACCAACGGTGCCGCTGAGTCCCTTGAGTTGCTCGCTGGTGAAAAGCGGCTTGCCGTCCGCATCAACGAGGCACTTGCACAAGTACCGCGTTCGGTAATCGTCAATGCCGTCGCCCTTTGCTCGAAGGCAGGCAAGCTCCCACGCTTGCAACTCGCCAAGCGGTAGCGTGCGAATCCATACGTCACACTTCCACTCAGGCACGTTCACCTTGAGAGACTGCGACTGATCAGCGGCAAGGATTTCTTCGGCAAGGCCCATTCGTCACTCCGTGATCTTGAACACTGCGGTCCATTCCTGCAGTTCACCCACGCTAGCATTCCAGGCAAGCGACTGAAGGATTGCCCTGCTGGATGAGAACGACGCACTAGGGGCCATGATTGAAAGTGCGCCGGTCATCGTGACGTACGACGTGTTCATCAGATTCGTGCCACGGCATCGCACGGTGATGGTGCCATAGTCTCCGTCTGCGGATCGAAACCGCTTGTCTCGCCCCTGATAGGACTTGGACGTTACCTCAACCACGTCCGAAGACACGCCGTCAACGGAGATAGAAACGACTTCAGAGAGCGCAGAGCTTGTGGTACCCGGTGGCCCCTTCCAGGTAACGGTTGCGCCTTGCGAAACTTTCGCCACGACGGCCTCCCGTCGTTACGACGCCTGAACCTTGAAGGTGTAGGTGGTCTTGACGAGCTCGCCTACGGCGTAGGCCACGCTCACAGAAGACACCGTGGCGGTGTATCCCGTGAACCCGGCAAAGCTCATAGCGCCACTGGTGCCAATCGTCACCGATGAGTTGGTGGCCGCAAAGCACTCAATGCTGATTTCGTCATCTCGCAGGGCAGGCGTCTGGTACAGGCGATTCTTGCCGCTTGCAACGCCCAGGTGCGTAAAGTCCAACAGATCGCCGCCGGGCGTGACGGTGACGCTGGTGACGGTGTAGGTTGAACCGGCAAAAACGAAAGTCTGGCCCTGCGAATCGGCTGGCATCGTGGCCTTCTCCTAGTGAGTTTTGGGCGGCAAAGCCCTACCCCAAAACTAGGCGACGGCGTGGCAACCCTTGCAGTTAGAGGTGCTTGGCCAGGTCGTTCATCTGCGCAGCACGACGGGCTTGGTCTTCAAGTATTTTCAAGCCGTTATCTAAGGCTTTCCGCATTTCGCCATTTAAGTTTGCGGCAATGGCGTCTTTGCTCATGCGGAAGGCGGTTTCGACTGGATGCTGAGCCCCAGTGGAACGCAAGTAGACGGGCGTTGCGCTTTTTTTGAAGAACGCTTTTGGATATGCCGGAGACGTGTTTACCTTTTCGCCGCCCTTAAGAACAAACGGGCCAAGCTTCTTGTAGGAACTAGCGACATATCCGCCCCTCGCGGATTTCATTTTTGAGTATCGCTCCGCAGTTCCAAACTCAATCCAGAACTGATGGAAAGCCCTGTCTGGGCCTTTCATCACTTTGCCACCGCCTGCTGACTTGCTTTTCCCCGTGCCTGCTTTGACGTACCCAACCACAGCAACGGCTGCTCCGTCACGGGGATACCTTTTCACCATAGTCTTGATAGATCGCCGCAAGTTCCCGGTTGGGCCTTTTGGCGTGATCTGCTTCAAAGCTGTTTCGCCAGGCTTTGCGGCACGTCGCAAGCCAGCACCAATAACGCGGGCGGCAATGTTTGTGGGCAGCTGCTTGAACGCCCGGCGAATCTCAAACAAGTCTGGCCCAGTGATTTTGATTGCCGCCCTTTTGTACGAAACGGCCATCACGTTGCCTCATTGATTCGGAAATCAAACGTCTGCACGACCGAGTAGTACAGCAGCATCTGGTCATCGGCTGGCAAGTCCACGCCGTCAGCCTCGCTCTGCAGCGTGCTCCGTTGGATTGTCACCCCGGCCGTCGTGCCCGTCCACCCGTCCACCGCCAGGCGTACCGCTCGAGCAATCGACTTCACCGACGTGTACGACGTGCCGTAGGTGGTCAGCTGCAGCGTCACCACGGGATTGCCGACGTTGCCGGCGAGCGACTGCGGACGCTCAACGGCGGTGCGTTGATAAACGACGAGCGGCAGCGGGGTACCCTGTGGGGCAATGAGCGGATACACCCGCGAGCCAATGAGCGAAGAAACGGCCGTCTGGCTTGTCAGGCGGGAGTACAGAAACGCTTCTGGTGCTTCGGGAAGGCTCATGAATCACGCTTCTCCGTGCAGATAATTTCCTGATGCCACAGCCTATCACGCTCAAGCACCTGCCCAATCTCTAGCGTGCGGTTGCGGTACTGAATCCGCATGGCACTCGTGAGCCCGTCTAGGTAGCGGATCTTCACGCGGTGCGTCATGAAACCCACCGTCTCGGCAAAACGCTCAGTTTCGCGGGCCGATAGAGAATCAACCGACGCCCATACAGTGGCAAACGTGCTCCACGTCAGCGTTGGCTCACCAACCTCGTTTTTCGTGGTGGTGGCCTGCTGAATCGTCACGCGGGTCCACATGTCACCGGCGCGAAGCGTCATCGGTAGCTACCCCATCGCAGGGTGTCGAGCATTGCCTTAACGCCAAAAGGCACCTCAGAAAGCGCCGTTTCCGTGGACGCATCGCGGTTGCTCCACAGGTGGCCCACAACCATCTTGATGGCGGCAGCCACGGCGGCCATGTTTAGCCCGCCAGGATTGTCGTTTTGCCAGTATCCGCTAGGCCCGGCGTAATACGTCACCACCACGCTGTTCTGGTCTACCAGATGGCTAGGCCACGTCTTTCCGTACAACGGACGAATAACGCCCGGCGTGGCGTTGTAATCATCGGTATTCCGCACTCGACAACTCAATACGCGAGCCACCAGCAGTTGGAATGTACGTGACAGTTATTTCAAGCCCGTCAGGGTTTCCAGCCAAAGGCGGGCGTGGCAACTCAATGTCCAGCTGCGGCACAGTGCCTTGGCGGCCATCAACGTTGTTGCCGTCCGCTTTCAAGCCAAACTGCACCGGCGAGCCAATGGCCCCGTAGAAAGAATCGAGCGACATCGTGTATTGCGACACAACAAAAGTGCGGTCGCAATAGTCCTCTGCCCATCGGCGGGCCGTCGTGATCAGGGCGGAAATCAGATCGTCATCATCGGTGTTATTAATGCGAAGGTGCAGCTTCGCTTCAGCAAGCGTCACCGGCTCAGTGCCGCCGTCTTCATTTCGTACGAGGCTGCGGTATCTCATCGGCGCTTTCTCCTGCGCGGTGCGTCTGCGGTTTCCACGTCGCGGCGCTCAACGGTGGCCACCTCGAGCAGGGGCAGCTCCTCAACGTGATTGACGGCGTAGCCGTGCAGCACAAGGCTCTTGGCGGGCCCCTTGTCCATTACGATCACGTCACCACGCCTATACGCTTGATAGGGCCGCACGAACCGGATGCGGGCTTGGTCATCTCTCATGCGTTCATTTCTCCGTGCTCAATGCTGCCCCACGCCTCGGGCGGCCTGCGGCCTCCCTTGTTCCAGTAGTCCGATGGCGACTGATAGACGGGCTTGAGATCTCGGCCCGGCCAAGTGAACTTGAGTTCTGCGTGGCCAATCGCCACCTGCGGGGCTATGCCCAGCGTGTTGCCAGCCGCCTTGAACTGCCGCCAGAAATGAATATCCGGGTCGGTCCTAGTCACCTCGCCGGCAGGGGCGTCGCCCCAGTGCCCATCTGGTCTGGGCGTGCCCAGGAACCAAGGCGTTGCCGTCCGCTTGAGTGCTGACGAGCGAATGAGCGTGCAGCCGAAGTGTGCCGTCTCAACGGGCTGTATCACTGCCTCAAACCATGCGTGTGGCAGCTGCACCTGGCCAATGGTGCCGTCGTGGCCCTCAGGCGTGAACATAGGCACGCCCTCGTCACGCTTTGTCTGCAGCGGGGCCACGGCGTCGTACCCGCTGATCAGCGCCGCCGTCATCAGACGTTGGATGGTGTCGGCCTCGTACACGCTGTCGAAGTCCACCACTAGAACCCAGTCCGTGCGGTCAATCATGTCCAGCAGCACGCGGTCTAGGCACTGTTCCCAAAACGCACCAGTGAATTTCGTAGGGCGAATGTTCAGTGGCAGCAGCGACTGCATCGTGCAGAAGAAGTTGTCTTGAAAGCCGAGCCGGGGCACGCTAAACGCGGCCTCAACTCGCAAGTCGTGCTCGATGTTGCCTACGCGAAACTTCACAAGTGCTCCTTGGTAAACTCCAAACGGGCGGCCGGGCGAACCCAGCCGCCCGCTCTTGGGCGTTTTACTATTGGCGTCAAGCGTCAGAGCGACTTGTAGTCGTTGACGTTGGCCGTGGTGGCGTCGTACGCACCCTGCTCAGCCTTGGTCAGCCGAGCGTTGGTGACAACCGCCACCGTGTTGCCGGGGCTCGTCACCACCGTCAGGTAACGCTTGCGGCCACGCAGGTCGATGTTAAACCGGGCAACAGCACCGACGCTGGCACCAGTCGTGGAACCAGCACCTGCCGTCACCGAAAGGCCGCTGATGTCCGCCTGGCCTGAGCCGCTGGCGTCCGACTCCTGCACTTTCAGAACGCTGGCGTACGACGTGGTGGCAGCCGTGAACGGGCTGAAGATTACGTCGATGGCCGCATACTTGAAGCCGAGCGTGTCGATCTCGTGCGAGTGCGTGGCCGAAGCCGCAACGCTCGACGCAGCCTTCGTCACGCTCTTATTACCGCTGGCATGGTTCATGGTTCAAAATTCTCCAGGGAAGGGTGAGTCAGGTTCAGGCGAGCTTGAGAGCCACAACCGGGCCGGCTTCGGTGGTTGAGCCGAGCGAGTGCACGTTGATGTCGAGCCGCTGAATCGCACGGAAAGCAGTCTGGTCCGCCTCGAAGTAGCGGTCAGTGCTGGACGCAACCTGCATGTCGGACTTCACCGCCATGATGCCGGCCAGCGACAGGTCACCAACGTAGGCCGCAATCTGGCCAGTGGTCGGGGCCGCGTTCATCTTGAGCACCCACACCACCGGCAGGCCAAGGAACGTGTTGGGCGTGCCTTGGGCGAGATTGGCCGCCGTGTTGCCGCCCGACAGAGCGCCGATGATTCCGCTGCCAGCCGTGCCACTCGACAGCATCAGACGCTGCACGCTGTTGTGATAGACGCTCGGGTGCATGTAGAAAGCCGAGGTGCCGATCGCGTAGCGGGGAAGCTTGGCGAGGCAGGCCACGTAGTCATCAATGTCCAGGCTGGCAACCGTGGTGTTGCCGGTCGCGGCCGACTGAATCGAAGCGGTGTGCGTGCCATCGTCAATCTGAGCCAAGCCACGGATGCCGCCGTAGCTGGAAGTGCCCGTCCCATTGAAGGCCGCATCATCAATCGCGGCGCTGAGCGAAGTTGCATATTCAGCTGCAAGCCACGACGCCACCGAGATGGCGTTATCGGCCAGGAGTTCGTTGCTCACCTTGGTGGCACACGCCAGCTTCTTGGCCACCAGCTGCACCATCGTCGCAGTCGGATCGCTCGTCGTGATGGTCGAGTTTTCACCCAGCCAGTACGAGGTGACGCCCGTCAGACGGCGAGGCACCAGAAGGGTGTCGCTCGACATGGTGACGTTCTGGAAGACGTTCATCGCCACGCCAAACTTTTCGACAAGGCGAATGATGGTGTTGCTGAAGTCCTCAAACACGAGGTTGCCGCCGAGGCTGTTCACCTGGCCGCCCATGTCGCGGTACTCAGTGCCGAGGTGGTCCGAGCACCACTGCCGGGCCTGACGATCAC